TGATAAAATACCCTTTAAGGATTTTCAACCTGAAATGGATTCTTACACATATTTAAATGAAGTACTCAATGTCAATGATACCATTGATTATGATTACACTGATGTTAATGACAACTTATTAATGACGTATGAAAAGTACCGCAATAACCCTCATGGACCTTTAGCATCACTAAGGGATATGATGATGACTTACCTAATTAAAGCCATACAATCACAAATTACCAAACCGAATATAATTATATTGGATTTGTGTGGAAGTCCACGAACTATGTTATTCATGCAAAATGGATGGTCGCTACATTATAATGCACAAGAACATGAGAATAAGGATAATCAACGTTTAAACAAAGCCATTGAAAATGGTTGTGAAAATTATGCGCTAAAACAAAATTCACCATGGACATACTGCACTAAATTAAATTGTACTTGCGTTAAACCTGATGTTATTATTATTAATGATGCAGCTTACTGGCCTAACATAAAATCACAAATGCAGTCAGTACTACAAGGAAATGCAACTATCATATTAAGTATTGAGCACATTTTTCCGGATAACGTAATTGGTGCTGACATTAGAATAAATACAAGTTTGCCTAATCAAAGTAATTGTTATGGGCGGTTCAATGTAATCGAAGATGATAAATATTTACACTATCAACCGTATGGTGGAGAATCTTATCAACATCCCATAGGAGATGGTTATTTTATTGATAATGATGAGGGCGTTCGTGATCATATGCGGCAAATTGTATTACGGAGATTCCATTTAAACAATGAATGCATTGTACTAAAGCAATACATGAGTAATTATTATATAAATAATAATATCAAATCAACCACTAGAACAGTTGTCAATAGTAAGGATTTTGAAGATGTGATAAAACTTGAGCGCAAGCATCGATTTCAACCAAAATTAGTGGCATATACTGAGAAATTACCAAACCAACGTAGTAATCAATCCAAAGTTGAACATAAAACAAATTCTAAGTCGTGCGAAAATGACAACCCAAAATACATTACATATGTTGATCATACCAGTAAATTAAAACCTGAAGGCAATGAACATATTCATTTTTGTGCTGCACAAAAATGTGGACTACCATATTTACACGCACACAATTACAAGGTGACTGATCATATTCAACGAGAATACCAATGCCCGTATGAGCAATGTATATGGTATTGTCATTACAATTGTCATGTAGGCAAATGTGTGATCGATGATAAAAACTGTCATGATTTCATTACAACCATTAAACCGATTAAAACAGTAGGGTTAGATAGTAAGGGTTTGGAAGATTATAAACTCACTTTACAAGAAGTTCATAAGTTAGCACCTGAAAGCCCATTAAATTTTAATTGTATAACTGATAATGAAATTAAAAAAACTGATTTAAAGAAAAAAATAATTATACAAAAGGTTAATACCACCGCATATGGAGATGATTTGGTAATAGATGGTAACACTGGAATAAATATTATTGATGATAATGGTAAAAAAATGGCATACTATTACCAACGTGTTGGTAATCAAACCACATTGATGAAAATCAAAATGACTTGTTTACGTAGTTTCTCTACTGGATCACTAGAATATGAAGTAACTGACCAACCATTCATTATTAGTGCAACCCTATATCAAACCCTCATTAAAATATATCGTGACGCTGACAAAATAACAACTGATAGTCAAACACTGATAACAAGTGTTTATTATGCAATCATTCGAACTCAAGAATATATGATGAATGCCGAGCGTGCTGTTGTTGCCACTTATTATTTTTTGATATTCATAGTCAAAATACAACAAGGATTGGTTGTCCTTAGAGAAAATCGGTTAGCAAACATAATTAAATCAGGTATAGAAAAAACAATTACAATTGACCATGGTGAATTCTATGATAACTACATCAAACATGGACTAGTTAATAGTTCCATTCTCAGTTATATGAATTGTTGTAGTATTGAACAAGAAACTGATGTTAATCAAATAACATTAAATCATGCTTCATACAATTACCGATGAAATTCACTGAAATTGGGTCTGGTTGGTGAACCCATAGAAAAAAAACCAACCACGCCACAGTGGTAGGCATAACCACATAATGCGCAGCTGTTTATTACCGGATCACTTAAATGAACTACAAGCGCCGATTAGTAATACAATTAAATGGAAAGTTAATCAGGTAAAACATTTAACAAATGACCTATATGAACAATTACGTTGTAAAAATGACAGTAGGGTCGCATTATTACAAATAGCCCCAGTAAACAAGTATGCAGAAAAGATCATATATTATGACAATTGTTATTTGTGCACATATGCAGCCATACGTAGGCAATGTCTATCAAATATTAAACCGACAATTAATATGTTAAAGAGATTTTCTGACTATTTTGATAACACCATTTTACCAGAATTGCAGATATGTTTCAGCGATTTCGAATATTACTATGAGATTTGGTTTAATCATTTAACTACCGCACAACAAAAAGACATGCTGAGAATGGAAAACCTAACAGTAACTGAACTATATAATCGCTATGCAAGCATATTTTGTAAATCTGAAAAACAGAGCTATGAAGGCGGCAAACCCCCGAAAACTAGATGTATAAGTGCCTTAAATGACACTCACAAATATGTAATGGGACCGATAGTATTTGCCATGGAACAATACCTTAAAAAATTTAAGGGTTATTGTGGTGGGAAAAACTGGGAAGATCTTGCACAAGTATATGATGAATGGAAGTCTAAGGATTACAAAATTAAAGGTTTAGATGTTTCAGGATTCGACAAGAGTATTTGCGTGGATATCAAAAAAATAATATTTCATCAAACTTATAAATTGTTGGAACCATACATTCACCACGTTGATCTAGATTTATATCGTTTTCATGCCTATGATGAAACCAGAAACTTATACACTTCAATTGATGATTTTGGCTATATAACCATCGAGGGGAGCGTTCTGTCAGGTAGCATGGATACAACAGCGTTAAACACCATAGCTATGATATCATTCATACGATTTACTATTGAAGATGTATTGGGTGCGCATCCTAGTGATTATCAGTTGCTTTGTAAGGGTGACGATACACAATTAGCTATTGACAATAGTTATGATGACAAATCAATAATTGATGCATTCAGAAAAGTGTTTTGTGAATCTGGTAAAATTAAGTTCTTCGACCCACAATATATACATTATGGATTAGGGATAACAATGAAGTTTTTCATAAGCGGTAACACAGATGACATCGATTTCTGTTCGACTCACGTGTTCTATTGCAAAGGTTGCAAAAGACACCGCATTACCAGAAGATTAAACCGATATATGACTTATTTGCCCTATAGTAATAGCATACTAACCCTAACTAATTTACAGCGTGAAGCATACAAACAAAATTTGTATGAGAGCAATTACAATTGGCACGGTAACTTACCCATATTTAGGGCTTTAAACGCACACTTGCAAACCAATGTTAAAACCAATTATAGTCTCATTGGTAAAAACAAATCACATAAGAAATTGGGAATTGCTGCAAAAAACTGGCATGATAAGTACTTATCTAATAACCTTGATGATGAACTATTAAAATGTAAATTCGGCAAAACTGAATACTACTCAATGTTACCAAGGAAGCAAAAAATATTAGATTGTTGTGTTGAAACTTATTATCAAGTATTATATAATAAATATAATCTAACAACCGACACCATAAGATCAATTGAGGATAAGATTAAAAATAGTATTTATGAGTACGATTGTGAAGAACTTATTGATGCTTTTCAATTTAACGAAACTTACACTGAAGGTCATAATCAGTTATTGTACTTATAAAACCATTAAGTTTGTTGGAACTATAAACCAACCTTTACTTGTTATGATAAACAAGCAGGCATACAAAGCTGTACAGTATGTTTGGTAAACAGACAGCATTAAAATGCGACATTACTTCATAAAGTAATTGTCGCCCACGACTT